GAAGTCAGTGAAGAAAGAGTACATGAGTGCTTAGAAAAAGATTTAGATATAGTTTTAAAAGACTGTAAGATATTATATCCTGACTTTGATGATCTTCCAGAAGAAGTTCAACATATAGTAGCTAACATGATGTTTAATTTAGGTAGACCAAGACTATCAGCATTCAAAGGAATGAAAGCAGGAGTTGATTCTAAAGATTGGAATAAAGCTGCTGACGAGATGGTTGACAGTAGATGGTATAAACAAGTAACAAACAGAGCTAAGAGATTAGTAGAAAGAATGAGGAAAGTGAATGGCTAGTGGTGTAAGAGCGTTCAGATTATTGAGCGGTGAAGATGTTTTTGGTAAAGTAGAAGATGTAGCTGTATTCGACACTAAAAATTGGAAAAGTGTTGATCTTACAAGTTTAGAAAATGCTGCTGTACTTCAAGTAAGAATGGATGAGAAAACGAAACAACCTATGGTAGGTTTTTCTCCATATAGTCCTTTTGGTGAAGTAAAGGATGTTCAGATTGCAACTGATAAGATTGTTATGACCTACAAACCTAAGAGAGATATTGAAAATGCATATAATCAAACTCTTGGATCAGGAATAATTAAACCTACAGGACCGTTGCCTAATCTTAAAACTTAAAGTATAATACGGTTAATGAAAAAAGCCTTTTATACAAGTGTAGATAGATATGGTAATGCAATACTGTTTAGAGGTTATGTAAACGGTGTTCGTAAACATGCACGAATAAAATATCAACCTACTGTTTTTATTCCTTCAGATAATCCTACAAAGTATAAGACGTTACAGGGTCGATATGTAAAACCATTTCAACCTGGAACAATGAGAGACTCCATGGAGTTTTTTAAGAAGTATGAAGGACTTGCCAATATGGATATATTCGGCAACGCTAATTTTATTCATCAATTTATTTCCGATAACTTTATGACAAGATGTAGTTGGGATAAGAATAAGATTAACATATCTACAATTGATATTGAGGTAGAATCTGATAAAGGATTCCCTGATCCTAAACATGCACGTATGCCTATTACTGCTATTACAATGAAGAACAATATTGATAATGTTTACTATGTTTGGGCTATGGGTAATTGGAGTCAAAAAGAATCTGAAGTTACACTTGATGATAATGAAACTGTACATTATGTTAAATGTTTAAATGAACATGACTTACTAAAGAAGTTTTTAAAACACTGGGTTATTAACTATCCAGATATAGTAACAGGATGGAATAGTAGACTGTTTGATATGACTTATATTGTAAACAGAATACAAAGAGAACTTGGTGAGAAAGCTATGAAGACTTTGTCACCTTGGGGATTAGTAAGTAGAGGTGAGATTATTATTGGAGGTGGTACTCATCATTTCTATAATGTAACTGGAATACAACAACTTGACTATCTTGATGTATTTAGAAAGTATGGTTATATGTATGGTACTCAAGAATCTTATAAGTTAGATCATATTGCAAATGTAATACTTGGTGAAAGAAAACTTGACTATAGTGAGTATGGAAGCCTTATGACTTTATATAAAGAGAACCATCAAAAGTTTATCGACTATAATATTAGAGATGTACAAGTTGTTGATCGTATAGAAGAGAAAACTGGTTTACTTGAATTAGCTATGACAGTTGCATATAAAAGTTTAACTAACTTATCTGATTGTTTTGGAAGTGTACAGATGTGGGATAGTATTCTTTATAACGAAATGAGAAGAAGAAATATTGTTGTACCTCCTAAAAAGAGTGTAACTAAAGAAAGACAGATTGAAGGAGCTTTTGTTAAGGATCCAATTATTGGAATGCATGATTGGGTTATGAGTTTTGATCTGAATAGTTTATATCCGCATATTATTATGCAGTATAATATGTCACCTGAAACTATTGTGAATAAGAAAGTAGAAGGTGTAACTGTTGATAGATTACTTGAAGGTGATGATTTTGATATTGAACCTGAACTTAGTATGTGCGCAACAGGACAATACTTTACTAAAACTATGAAAGGAATTATTCCTGAACTTATTCAAAGTTTCTATAATGAACGCTCTGGATATAAAAGAGAAATGATTAAAGTTCTTCAAGAAAAGCAAGACAGTAAAGCTGAGCAAAAAGTAAATCAATTTGATAAAAGATCAGATGATGCAATGAAAAATCCTCTCCAAACAAGAGGTAATACTAGCAAAAGAACTATTGTAGAGATTGATAAAGATATAGCAACGTTAACTAACAAACAATTAGCATTAAAGATTCTAATGAATAGTTTATATGGTGCTTTAAGTAATGAATACTTTAGATATTATGATATGAGAATGGCTGAAGGTATAACGATTACTGGTCAATATACAATACGAAGTGCAGAGAAAGCTATCAATCAATATCTAAACAAACATCTCAAAACTAATAATGTAGATTATGTTATAGCTATTGATACTGATAGTTTATACATTAACTTTGGACCTTTAGTAAAGAAAGTATATGGTGATAAACTAACAAGAGATATAGGATTAAATTTTTTAAATAAACTTGCAACTAAAGAACTAGAACCATTACTTGAAGAAACTTATCTTGATATAAGAGATAAGATGAACTGTAAAGATAATAAGATGGTTATGAAAAGAGAAGTAATTGCAGATAAAGGAATATGGACTGGAAAGAAACATTACACTTTAAATGTTCTTGATAGTGAAGGTGTAACTTATAAAGAGCCACAACTAAAAATAATGGGTATCGAAGCTGTAAGAAGTTCTACACCTTTATCAATTAGAAATCTTATCAAAGATACAATCAAAGTTATTATGGAACATGGTGAAAAAAGTACACAACAGTTTATTGAAGATGCACGAAAACGTTTTTATAGACTACCTCCTGAAGAGGCTGCTTTCCCTAGAGGAGTTGCTAATCTGGATAAATATAAGGATAGTGCAAAAATTTATAGAAAGTCTACACCTATACAAGTACGAGCTGCATTATTATATAACTATCATTTAGTACAGTTAGGTTTAGATAAAAAGTATGATAGAATCTTTTCTGGTGATAAGATTAAGTTTGTGTATTTAAAATTACCAAATAGAGTTAAAGAAAATGTTATTGCATTCATAACTTCTATACCAGAAGAGTTTAAAGTAAAGAATGAAATAGATTATGAGAAACAATTTGAAAAAGGATATCTTGAACCTATGCGAAGTATTATTGAATGCGTAGGTTGGAAGACTGAAAAACAAGCAACACTAGAGGAGTTTTTTTAATGGCAATGAAAAGAAACATACCAGAAGAGTATATGGATTTTGATTATGGCTTTACTGGAGTTAGTGAAGAAGACTACAGAAAGAAACAAAGTGAAGCAGATTTAAAAGTAAGTGAGATAGAAAGAAGTACATCTCAAAAACTAAGAGATGCACAACTTGAAGTTAATAAAGTTGAAGCTGCTAAAGATAGATTAGAGTCTAATTATAAAGATAAACTATACGAAGTTGAAAAAGTTGTTATGCCATTATTAGTCAATTTGTTGAAAACGTCAGATAAAGAATATATCTATTGGCCTAAGAGAAAAGACCAAATAGAAAAACAAATTGATAAAGTTTTATCTTTAACTAGGGAATAGATGTTTTTTGGAATACTCACATTATTAGTAGGATTAGCAATATCAGGAGTAGCAGCTTGGTATAGTATAGTTGGTTTGATGGCTATATTTGCTGCAGCTAAGATTCCTATAGCTATTATGGGTGCTGTGCTAGAAGTAGGTAAACTACTTACAGCTTCATGGCTATATCAATTCTGGGATAAAACTAATACATTACTCAAATCCTATTTTACTATTGCAGTTGTAGTATTAATGTTTATTACTTCAATGGGTATCTTTGGTTTCTTATCAAAAGCTCATATGGATCAAACATTAACTGTTGGTGATAATAGTTTACTTATTGAACGAATAGATAGAAAGATTGATAGAGAGAAAGTTAAAATTACAGATGCTGAAACAGTAGTAGCACAGTTAGACAAAACAGTACAAGTATTAATTGATTATGATAGGATCAGAGGGCCAAGTGGTGCTATCGCAGTTCGTGAATCTCAGAATGAAGAAAGAGCTACACTATCTGATATTATAGATCAAGCATATAATAAAATAGATACACTATCGGTTGAGAAGTTAGAACTGGATAAAGAACAACTAGAACTTGAAGCAGAAGTAGGACCAATCAAATATATTGCAGCTTTTATATATGGTGATGAATTAGATAAGACATTATTAGAAAGAGCTGTAAGATGGATTATTATTACTATTATCTTTGTGTTTGATCCTTTAGCTGTACTTCTTATAGTAGCAGCTAATATGACTATCAAAGAAGTTATAGGTAAACCTAAAAAGATGAAAATTACTAAAGCTGCTGATGCAACAAAAGAAGAATGGTCTGAGATTAAGTTAGAAGAAGAGGTTGAAAATATTCCTGATGATATGGTAAAGACTAGCCATGTTGGATATAAACCAAAACAAAAAAAGGAATTGAGTCCATTAGGTTTTAAATATAATGTTGACTTAAAAAACGAATGATAATATAATAGTGAATAAGGAGTTTATATTATGACAGATTTTTTTAGAACAATGGTGAAGGAACTCAATGATGAGAACACTAACATAGCAGAAGATGGATTAAGTTCTTCACAGTTCAGTGGATGTGTTGATACTGGTTCATTTATACTAAATGCTGCACTATCTGGTAGTTTATATGGTGGTGTTCCCAATAACAAGATTACTGCCTTTGCTGGTGAGTCAGCTACAGGTAAGACTTTCTTTGCTCTTGGAGTTATCAAAAGATTTTTAGATGATCACCCTGATGGTGCAGTATTTTATTTTGATACAGAAGCAGCTGTAACAAAAGAGATGATGGCTACTCGTGGTATTGATACTAAACGAGTTATTATCTCTGAACCTGAAACAATACAAAAGTTTAGACATACAGCAATACAAATTGTTGATAATTATGCTAAAGCAAATGAAAAAGACAGACCACCTATGATGATGGTGTTAGACAGCCTTGGTCAGTTGAGTAGTACAAAAGAGCTGGAAGATACTACTGCTGGTAGCGAGACTAGAGATATGACTAAGGCTGCAACCTTGAAAGCTACATTTAGAGTACTTAATCTAAAGCTAGCTAAAGTGAATGTTCCATTATTAATTACTAATCATGTTTATGATGTTGTTGGTAGTTATATTCCAACTAAAGAAATGGCTGGAGGTAGCGGATTAAAATATGCTGCTTCTACTATTTGTTTCTTAACTAAGAAGAAAGAAAAAGATGGAACAGAGATTGTTGGTAATATCATAAAAGTAAAGATGGCTAAGTCCAGATTTACTAAAGAGAATAAAGTTGTAGAAGTTAGATTGACTTATGATAAAGGTCTTGATAGGTACTATGGTTTATTAGATTTAGCTGAGAAGTATGATATTATTAAGAAAGTGTCAACTAGATATGAACTTCCTGATGGATCTAAAGTGTTTGGAAAAGCTATCAATAGTGATCCAGAAAAATACTTTACAAAGGACATCATGGAACAGTTAGAGAAAGTTGCATCACAAGAATTTTTATATGGAGATTATGTCAGAGAGGAAAATACCGAAGATCAAGTATCTGGACAAACTGTCACCGGTTGATACAGCAGTCATAGAGATACAAGAAGGTAAGTACAAAGGTGTACAATACTTTTATCAAAAAGTTGATCTTAAAGATGTTGAAAACTTTAAACTAAAGTTTGAGTATAATATCATTGAAGGAAAAGTTAATTTACCTGAAGATGAAGAAGACTTTATTAATACTATTGGTGATATCTTAACTGAAATAGTCTCTCAAAAGATAGAACATAATTTAGAGAAAGATTTATGATACACGTTTTTGAAAAAGCATTATCAGATGAAGTATGTGATATCTTAATTAAGAAGTTTGAAGATCATGCAAAGGATCATACTGATCAGGAAATATTTGATCAGTATGAATTAACTCGTGATGATGAAATGCAAGGATCATTGCAGAAGCATTGTAGTATGTTAGGTACAAAGTATCTTGATTTATATGATAAAGAAAGAATGACACCTAAGACTAGAGCTTTTGAGAACTTTAGAATTAAAAGGTATGATCCTGATAAAGAACATAGTTTTCCATGGCACATAGATGCAGCAAACAAAGAGTCTTGTACAAGATATCTGGCTTTCCTTTTTTATCTAAATGATAGTGAAGCTGGTACAAATTTCAAGAATGCAACTGTTGATGCTATCAAAGGAAACTGTCTCTGCTTTCCTCCTATGTGGATGTTTCCTCATGAAGGAGTAAAGCCAAAATATAAACCAAAGTACATTATGAGTACATATTATCATTTTGTTAGTAGAGAGGAATGTGATTTAAAAAGATGAGAGTAGAAAAAATAATATTGAAACAATTAGTGAATAATGAAACATATACAAGAAAAGTTATACCATTCTTATTCAAGGAATACTTTGCTAACACTAATGAACAGAAAGTGTTTGAAAAGATAAAGGACTTTATCAATAATTACAATAAGATACCAACTAAAGAAGCATTAGTTGTTGAGTTAGATAATGATAAGAGTTTAAATGATGATCAGTTTCAAGAATGTGGTAAGATAATAAACGAATTAGTAGTTGATGAGTCTCCTGACCTTCAATGGCTAATTGATAAGACTGAAAAGTTTTGTCAAGAGAAAGCTGTTTATAATGCTATTATGGAAAGTATTAGTATTATAGATGGTAAAAATAAAAAGAAGAATAGTAATACAATACCAGATATATTGAGTGATGCATTAAGTGTATCATTTGATACTCACGTTGGTCATGACTTTTTAGATGATTATGAGCATAGATATGATTTTTATCATGAGAAGGAAGATAAACTTCCGTTTGATATTGAACTACTAAATATAGTAACGAAGGGTGGTTTAAGTAGAAAATCACTAAATGTTATACTTGCTGGTACTGGTGTAGGTAAATCCTTAGCTATGTGTCATATGGCAAGTGCAAATTTAATGGACGGAAAAAATGTATTATATATCACATTGGAGATGGCGGAAGAGAAGATTGCCGAACGTATTGATGCGAATCTTCTTAACATACCTTTGGCTGATCTATGTAACCTTCCTAAAGATATGTACTTTAAGAAGGTCGAAAATGTCAAAGCAGAAACACCAGGTAAACTAATTATCAAAGAATATCCAACAGCAACAGCTGGAGCTGGACACTTTAGACATTTAATAAATGAATTAAGTATGAAAAGAAATTTTCAACCTGATATAATATATGTTGATTATCTTAACATAGCTGTAAGTATGAGAGTTAAACCTGGAATGAGTACAGGAACTTATACTTACATTAAAGCCATTGCTGAAGAGTTAAGAGGACTAGCTGTAGAAAGAAATGTTCCAATAGTTAGTGCTACACAACTTAACAGAGATGGTTTTAAATCTAGTGATCCTGACTTAACTGATACAAGTGAAAGTTTTGGATTACCAGCAACAGCTGACTTTATGGTTGCTATGATATCTAATGATGAACTTCAAGGTAAAGGACAAGTTATATTTAAACAGTTAAAGAATAGATATAGTGATCCTACATTGAATAAGAAGTTTATTGTTGGAGTAGATAGAGATAAGATGAGAATGTATGATGCAGAACATTCTGCTCAAGATGGATTATTAGATGGTCCAATATTTGATAAAACTGAAATGGGTGAAAAGATGAAAAAAGAAAAGTTTAGCCAATTGGAAATATAATGGCAGAATTTAATTACGAGTTAAGAAGACAAGGAAAATACTCTACTATATATGAAGTAAAGACTAAAACATATATTGCACAAGGATTGAATAGAAAAGCTGT